ACTTCATCTACCTTTATCATTAGTTCATGTACATGATGTTGTAGGTGGACTTGTTGATCAAGAATACGATCTAATGTCTCCTTTATTTCATGCTGATGTTCATGTGATGCCGCTGGTGGATTATAACTGGCGGTTGACATTCCAGCTACACTATAATCAACTGCATCTGCATATGGGTCTGTGATAGTAACAGTATCAAAGTTAGTAGTATCAACACTATAATTAAGATTAATATCTTCTGTTATTACTACATTAGCACTAGTATCAATACCAATAGTAATATCTTCTCCTCCTAACTCAGGATGTATTCTTGGATCTAGATCTGGATTGTACCCAGTATTATAAACTGGAGTTGCGTCTTCTTCAGTTGTTATTGTGAACTCATCTGCTTGTGCTTTTACTCTATCCTCAGGCTTGATATACTTACCTGTTACTGGATCATGAGCATCGTCTTGTGGTGTCATTGTTTTAGTTCGGGGGTTTCTTTATTTACCATAGATTCTACCACAGGATCCAAATTCGGCAAAGGTTCTCCTGATAGGTAGAGGACAGGGGCAGAAACTGCAGTGATAGTCACTGCCGTGAAAGCTAATCCCGCTTCCATTAATTGTAACAATTCTACCAATTGTCTTCCTCCTGTTCCTTCATTTCTATGTATTCCTTATTTTGTCTGCAAATACCATGCACATCAATTTCTTGATGTAAATGTGCCATAGTATGTAATCCTTCAATCATCACTAGAACTCCTAGCATCATAACTGGTATCATCCATAGTGGATGACCTGCAACCTCGCCTGTTGTTTTCATATAAAAAAAGAGGGGTGTAACCCCTCTTAGTTATGCAAGCGTGAATCTAGCTCTTAGATGCGAACTTATGTTCGTGTCTGATACCACGATACATTAGATCGTGATTTCTTAGTTGAGCTGCTTCATCGAGTACCTTTTTGTTGTACTCTGCGGTGTCATACTCGACACCTCTGTATGTGACTTTTGCCATTGGGTTTCTCCAAAGTAGTAGGGGTTTTAATCCGTTCCTTTAGTCAACTTGTGCGTCCCACTCGCAATGAGGTGTTTCTTCTATCACTACGCTGATCATCTCAGCTCGTGTCTCTTCATCTATCTTATACTCATTCATCTTACCTAAAAGAGTCTGAGCTTCGATACAAGTAAAGGCGGTTGCGATAACTGCTAGGTGAAACATGGGATGAACGATTCCGTTCCGAGTCGGCTTACTTGCGACCTGAATGTATCAGGTTGAACGATATGTGTTTATATTAACACAGGTATATTATATAGTCAAGTAATAGTGTTCGTTTTGATACAATTTAAGAATTATTTAACCTTTACTGTATCACCATGAACTAAAACATCCAAGTCACTCTTATAATAGATCCCCAAAGCATCGCATAAACTATTAGCAATAGGTTTTCCACCATCATTAAGAGAAGTATTAAGTAGTATAGGTACTCCTGTCAATTTCTCATACTCTACAAGTAAGGCATGATAATCTTCTTGTTCTTCTGGTACTGTGTTTATCCTACAAGTTCCATCTGCATGAGTAATAGTAGGAAATAAATCTGGTTCCAATACATCAGTAACGTACAACATATAACGAGAAGGCCCATTCCAATAGAAATACTGCGATACCTTATTCTCCAGTACAGAAGCACCAAATGGTCTAAAGGGTTCTCTATGTTTTACTTTGTTGTTTATATACTCCTTCCCATGAGGATCAAAAGGATTCATTAATATACTTCGGTTACCTAATGCTCTAGGGCCTATCTCTCCATGACCTTGATACCATCCAACTATCTTTCCTTGTGCAAGTTGTTCAGCAGTATCCTTAATAGTCTTTTCAGAGGGCCTAGAAACCGATTCATCATCTTGCCAAAATGGGAAACCACTTCTATCAAATGGTGATTGATTATATGTTTTTCTTAGATATTCTATAACACCTAGACTTAAACCCTGATCATTAGCATGTGGAGGTATAACAAGATTAGGAAATCTGTCTCTCAATACCTTATTAATAATAGTATTCTGTGCGATACCACCAGAATAACCTATGACATCGCCTGGTTTAACAAACTCCTGAAAATGTTTCAGAAATGCCTGTTCTGTATAATGATGAGCAGAATGAATGTAATCAATAATATATTGTTGATCACTAATACGAGATTCTAATATCCGAAAGTCCCACAACTTATCTAAGTCATCAATATGATCTACTGGTATAACATCTGGATTTTCTGTTCCAAATGCCTTCAATGCCATGATTTTACCAGCATAGTCAAGATAATTCCCACTCATACCGATAATAGAACCCAAGTGAGACATTATAAACCCAAGACTAGAGGAGTTCATAATATCCTGAGAATTTGACTTAGCACAGTCAATTAACTTACCATCTCTCCAAACACTCCTATACATCCAGTCATCACCAAATCCATCAAATACAAAATGAAGATTTGGTTCTACTTCTAAAGGCCAAAAACTGAGAGAATGTGCTAAATGATGATCTATTCTATGAATGATACAATTAAAACCAAGATCCCTAAACACAGGTATCTCTACTGATTCTGTATGTTTCTGTGGATCATACTCTACTTCATTATGGACATGAGAATCCATTACAATGCCAATGGCATCTACCTCTTGGGGTACTATATTCCATTCCTTAATTATCTTTGTCCAACCATACAATCCTTCAAATCCAAAGTGTTTAATCTGTAGATCTCTCTCAAAAGATCTATACCTTATCCTTTCACCATCAAAGTAAGTTACGTTTGAATCATGTGAATCTAATCGAAGTGCTAATAATTTCATGTAACTAAATGATGTGATGGTAAGTGGTCAAAGTATCCGAACTTAAATGCCTGATCTATCTCCCATATGAACATTGGGTGAGCAATTGGTGAAGTTGTCCAAGTATCATCCATCTGAACTGCCCCTTCAAGGGTGAATCGTTTGTCCATACAGATCTTCATCCACTCAGAACCATCTAACTTCCTATTAGATATCTCCTTTGCATGTCTCCAGAAAGGCGTATCATATACACTTCCCTTATGATAATGAAAAGCAATAAGATCTCTAAATGAATAAATGTACTCGTGATAATTATAGTTTAACTCATCCTCACTCAGTTCTCTAGAGAAATAGTCTAGGAACTGTGTTGCCATAACAGTATACAAGGGAACTGCATAACCATGAAGAGGTTCATAGTTGAACAACATATTTCCTTGTCTAAGAATCCTACGATCAGCAATCTTCTTAGAATGATACGTTTCCCACTTCAATACATGAACATTCTCCTTGAGAACATCATAGTTTATATGGGCCTTGGGAATCCTATGATTATGTAGAAACTCATGTGAGTTTGTGATTGCCTCTTCATCTGAGGTAATACTTCTATTAAAAAGGTATCCCCAATTACTCCTATGATGTACAGGAACACCAAACATCCATCCATCAGGAGTTGCCAAGGCATATGTAAAGTCCCAATCGCCAGGATGAGGACACATATTTAAGACAGCAGAATCTACTGGTATAGTATCAACACGTTCAAAGGTATCATCAATATCTTTAGGGGTTCCTCTAGCATCAATAACAAAATCATATTCTAAATCTTCTTCACCAAGTCTAATATATGCCTTAGATTCATCTTGCCATATTCTATCTACATTACCATGTATCTCCTTGAACTTATGAGACCAGTAATGACTCATTCTAGGCAAAACAAAATCCCTCAATGCAAACGTATCTGCATGAAGGGCTTGACATGATAGGGTCATGTACCCATTAGTAGAATCAGGATAGTTCTGTGACTCTTGCCAGTCAACAAACATAATACCCTGTTTTATCTTCGCATTTAACTTCTCTAAGTCAAAAGGAAAAGAGAACTGAGTTGCTCCACGTATTAACTGTACGAAATCATGTCCTAATGATTCTCCCACACCAAAGATAGGTACATTAGGATCATGAATTATATCAACCTTAATCCATTCATGTGATCTAGAAACCAGTGCCATGGCACAGGACACACCACCAGTACCACCACCAACAATAGCTACTTTCATAATAAGCAATCCTGTGGCTCAAAAAATATCCCGACTTTTTTTTCCGCTTTTTTAGGAACTAAAAAGCGAATTCACATGCCAGGAGGGCGACTTGCATCTCCTCCCATAGGAGGGGCGCCCATGCCAGGCATCTGATAACCAGCACCCATACCACCCATGCCTGGAGGCATACCTGTTGGTGGGCCTTGATTGGGTTCACCAGCAAACGGTTGATTGATTCCACCATCTTGCATCTTCTGGAATCCGTGTTCTAACCTATGAGATTCAACAGTTTCCTGTATTTTATCAATTTTTTTATCTAAATCCTTAACCTTTAGTAGGATTAAGTCAAGTTGATCAGTAATTTCCACGTTAACGTCCTTCTCGTGATTTGTTTCTAATGGTTATATGGTTGCCTTCGATAGCAAACTCTAAGTAATCTGTATGATCCCATTCAAGTTCTTCATAGAGTTCATTTAATTTATCCATATCATCCCACAAATCAGTGGGAGTGGGTTCACCCCAAAAAGGATTTTGTTCCATGATTAAGTGCTAGGAGCTTTAAAGTACTTGTTTATAACATTAACTTGATCATCATATCTTGCAATCTTATCCATCTCGACTTGAATTGCTTCAGTGATGTCAGAATGTTCTCCTATCCCTGCTGGATGTTCAAGATACACTTCAACATTTGCTTTATGTTTTGCGATCTCACCTTGAGCATGTGCTAAGACTGCTCTTAATAATTGTTCTCTCATGTGTAAGTGTCCCATATTTTATACAAGTTGATGCTGTTGTAGGTATTTAACAGTTTCAGAACAACCACCAATAGTTGTTGCATCTACAGATACTTGAGGAAATGTGGATTCCTCACCGAACTGTCCGATAAAGGCTTCTCTAGTGAAGTCTTTGTCTAATTTATACTCAACATACCGTTGATGTGCTAATTGTAACACAGTAATGACTTTTTCGCAATGAGTACAGCCATCTTTTGAGTAAACGGTGAAATTCATTTGTCCTCGAAGTGTTCTTTTACATTTGCATTAAATTCTTTAAAGGATGACTGGCAATCAGGAGGATCAGGATACTTATATCCCTTTATCTTTCTCCACTTATTATGCAATGCACCCATCATCCATGACTGGGCAAGACTCTTTGGCCCATTCTCAAGAAGATCCAGTTCATACCTACTGGAAGTATAACCTTTATACTCTTCTCTCCAATTAGAATCATCCCATGTACTTGGATCGGTATTCATTATAAAAGGATCGCTCCTATAACAAATCCCTTAGCAAATGATAGAACTAACATCTGATAATCTGTAAGGTTAAACTTATCTTGAAATTTTCTTGCAAGGTTTCTATCCCATGCAACTACTTTGTCAAAAACTTTTTGTGCTTTATCTGGTAGACCCATTAGATTCCTATAAAATTGTATTTAGCAGGCATAAAAAATGAGGGGTTTTATCCCCTCATTTTATCACATTGTATTGATTATATCAACCAACAGAAGGAGCAATAAGTGCAACTTCAGTAGACTCTGCAGCAGCAAGGTCTAGAGGGAAGTTGTGTGCATTACGCTCGTGCATTACTTCCATACCAAGGTTTGCTCTGTTAAGAACGTCACCCCAAGTAGGAACAACCTTACCTGATGCATCAACAACCGATTGGTTGAAGTTGAATCCATTCAAGTTAAATGCCATCGTGCATATACCCATAGAGGTAAGCCAGATACAAACAACTGGGAATGTAGCAAGGAAGAAGTGAAGACTTCTACTGTTGTTGAATGATGCATACTGGAAGATTAATCTACCGAAGTATCCATGAGCAGCAACAATGTTGTATGTCTCTTCTTCTTGTCCGAACTTGTAACCATAGTTCTGTGACTCATTGTCAGTTGTCTCTCTGATTAGAGAAGATGTAACAAGTGAACCGTGCATAGCACTGAACAAAGCACCACCAAACATACCAGCAACACCAGCCATATGGAATGGGTGCATTAGTATGTTGTGTTCTGCTTGGAACACGAACATGAAGTTAAATGTACCTGATATACCTAGAGGCATTCCGTCAGAGAAAGATCCCTGTCCGAAAGGATACACTAAGAACACTGCAAATGCAGCAGATACAGGAGCTGAGTAAGCAACACAGATCCAAGGTCTCATACCCAAACGGTATGAAAGTTCCCACTGTCTACCCATGTAGGCAGAAATTCCGATGAGGAAGTGGAAGATTACCAACTGGTAAGGCCCACCGTTGTAGAGCCACTCATCAAGAGTTGCTGCTTCCCAGATAGGATAGAAGTGCAAACCAATTGCGTTTGAAGATGGAACTACAGCACCAGAAATGATGTTGTTTCCATACATGAATGAACCTGCAACAGGTTCACGGATTCCGTCGATATCGACAGGAGGTGCTGCGATGAATGCTATGATGAAACATGTAGCAGCAGCTAATAGGCAAGGGATCATCAAGACACCGAACCAACCAACATAGATGCGGTTGTCAGTACTTGTAACCCACTCGCAGAACTCAGACCATCCAGTAAGGAGGCCTTGCTCTCTTTTTTGTAGAGTTGTCATTAGTCCAACTTTAAGTAGGGCTGTTAGGGACACAGCAGAACTTAGGTTCCTTCAGTACCCTTAAAATCTGAAGGTAGGATAAGAGACGTAATTTATCCTCCCATAGGTCTCGGTTAAGCGGGAGCAGATATAGATGAGGAATTCCTCACCTCAGTTTTATTTAGTATAACGTTTTGTTAAGTTTTTGTCAAGTATCAATTGATACTCCTTGTTTGATTTGATTATAATATGCCTTGTAATAATTTACAATACCAGCAGTGGTGACTTGTTTCTTACACCACTCATCAGCACAAGAATATATTGCATCGTCCTGTCCAAACTCTTTGTATAGTATAGTTATCGCCCTCTGTCTAAGGGGGATCTGTTCAGTTACTTCCATTAATATCCTCTAAAATGTATGCTGCTTTACCTTCATGACCATGAGCGATTCCCAACTCATGCAGTCTTGCATGTTCTGCTATGGGATCTCTCACATCCTTACCACCTGGCCCAAATGTAAACCAGATTCCAACTCCCACAAGGAGTGCTAAAATTCCTACAACGATGAAGACTAAAATCATATCATTCCTAATGAACCTGCGGTGATTCCCACGGCTAAAAAGAATCCAAACTCCAACAGACCGTGAGCACCTGCAGGGGTATTGATCAATATATTATTGAAATACGAGAGAACTGATTGTTCCATTGAAGTAAACGTATATTCCTAAGATTGCTATAAAGATTGTTTGTGGCATTTGACTAGGTAAAAATACTCTACGATTATATAGGTATTTCTACTCTTTGTCAAGCACCACTCGGCACAGGAACCATTTCCATCTGTCCGACTCGTACACCTTTACCTCCGTCAGTATCATCATCATCGTCATCGTTAACTGCTCGAAGAATCAGTTCAACAAAAACCAAAGCAGCCATGGGATAAAAAACCCAGAGGACTGCTGTGAATGGTGTTATACTATCGGATGCGGCTACTAAGTCGCCCATGAATGTGTTCCTTTGAAAATATTGTACGAGTAAGTATTTAGTTTTGTAAAGTTCTAGGGTAAAAAAAACCTAGCTGAAGTATTGGAACTTAGTGTAAGCAGCCATGAGTGCCCAAAAGGCCATCATTGCAAACCTACCGTTTGCTCTGTTCCAAATTGCGATGTTAGTATTTTCCATTAGAATATGCCTGGAATGATTTGTCCTGTTGTTGCATACGCACCTAATGCTGCGGTTATGCCAATCATGGCCATCCAGCCATTAAACTTTTCTGCTTCTGGTGTCATTGTTTTGTTCTCCTTTTTGGATTTAGGGGTAAAAGTGACTCGCTATGCGAGTGGTGTAAAGACCTGTTGTCTTAAAAGATGCCTGGAATAACTGCACCGAATAGGATGTAGTTATGTACTGCTGCAAAGAAACCAATCATGGCAAGTCTGCCATTAAGTTGTTCTGCATGTGGCCAGTATCCAATATAGTTCTCAACGTACTCCATAGGAGGTTCCGATGCGAACATGTTCTGTTTGCCGTACTCGGTAGTTGTATACCTTTTGGCGGTTGTTGATGTCATTTACTTTGTAAAGTAATGTAACATAATTATATAGTAAACATAAACTTTCTGTCAAGTATAATTACTTACATCCCTGTACGGTTTACTCGACCCTGGCGATCAAAAAATTACCCGACTTTTTTTTCCACTATTTCTGAAACTAAAAGTCGATTTTCCATATCCTCTCGCAATAATCTCTGATTGATCTGTCCGAACTAAAGAAACCTGACCTCGATATATTCAGTAGTGACATGGTGTTCCAGCGTTCTCTATCTCTCCAAGCAGTACTCACATCATCTTGAGCACGAATGTAATCTTGTATGTCAGCCATGACACAGAAGGGGTCATGTCCTATAAGATTATCTAATAGAGGTGAAAAGATATCCTGATCACCGTGACTGAAATGTCCACACTTGATCAAATTAATTGCTTCCCAAATCTCCTCGTTCATATGATCCTGAGGCCTGTATCCTTGCTTCCACAATTCACTGATCTGTGACTCATTGTTTCCAAAGAGGAAGAAGTTCTCTTCCCCTACTAGGTTACGAATCTCTACGTTAGCACCGTCCAATGTACCTATAGTAAGAGCACCATTCATCTGGAACTTCATGTTACCTGTACCAGATGCCTCCTTACCAGCAGTAGAGATCTGTTCTGATAGATCCGCAGCGGGATATACTTTCTCCCCTAACTTCACACTGTAATTTGGTAGGAAGATAACCTTCAACTTACCATCCATATCAGGATCAGAATTAACAGTCTGGGCAATATGGTTTATGAATTGAATGATTAACTTTGCCATATAATAACCAGGCGCAGCCTTACCACCAAAGATTATTGTTCTTGGTACTACGTTAGCATCATTGCCATTCTTAATACGATTGTACTGAGTAACTACCCAAAGAGCCATAAGATGTTGTCTCTTATACTCATGAATCCTCTTGACCTGTACATCAAATAGACTAGAAGGATCTACAGACACTCCACAATTATCAAAGATATAATTTGCAAGGTTATGTTTACCAACTACCTTTGCCTCTCCTAATTTCTCCAATAGATCTGGATTAGTTTTATTCTCTTCCAATTTCCTAAGAGAATCCATATTAGTAATCCAATCATCACCAACATACTGATCTAATACCTGTGCAAGAGATGGATTGGAAGATGTTACCCACCTTCTAGGCGTAACACCATTAGTTACATTAGTAAACTTATGAGGCCATAGATTAGAAAACTCTGGCATCAACTGAGACTTAATCAAATCAGAGTGCAACTCTGCAACTCCATTCACATGATGTGAACCAACAGTTGCAAGATGTGCCATACGAACAAACTTATTACCTGTCTCATCAATGATGGATAGTTTCTCCAACATAGAATCATCGCCAGGATAATTAAGTCTTACTATCTGTAAGAATCTTCTATTGATTTCATAGATGATCTCCATGTGACGAGGAAGAAGTGTCTTAAACAATTTAAGATCCCACTTCTCTAATGCCTCTGGGAGAAGAGTATGATTTGTATATGCAATGGCATTATGTGTAATCGCCCATGCATCACCCCACTCCATATGATTTACATCCACAAGGAGTCTCATTAGTTCTGCGACTGCAACAGATGGATGAGTATCATTCAACTGAACCTGATAATGATCTGCAAAGTTCTCAAAAGGAATACCTCTCCTCTTAAGACTGTTAAACATATCCTGAAGAGATGCACTAACAAAGAAGAACTGTTGCTTCAATCTCAATGTCTTGCCTTGATCTGTACCATCATTGGGATACAATACCTTAGAGATAGTTTCAGAAGACACACTCTGTTCTACTGAACCAAGGTAGTCTCCAATATTAAAGGCATAGAAATCAAATACATCTGTAGCATCTGCTCTCCATAATCTAATCCTGTTACAACTATTAACTTTATATCCTAACTGCAATACATCATAAGGTACTGCCACTACCTGTTCAGAAGGAACCCAACGACATCTATAATTATTATGATCTGAAATATAATTCTCTACCTTACCACCAAACCCTACATGAACAGACTCATCTGGATAAGATAGTTCCCAAGGCCAATCTCCGTGTAACCAATTATCAGTTACCTCCAGTTGCATATTGTCCCTGATAATCTGTTTGAAGATACCATACTTATATCTTATACCATAACCTGTAGCAGGAACCTTCAGAGTAGAAAGAGATTCCATATAACATGCAGCCAGGCGGCCGAGTCCACCGTTACCCAAGCCAGGTTCCTCTGCAACATCCAATATCTTTTCAAGACATTGATCATATTCTCGTAATGCTTCTCTTGCATCTCCAACCAATCCCAAACTCAATAGATTATTATTAAGTTGTGGGCCTACCAAAAATTCTGCTGATAGATATGCAATTTCTTTCTTCCCCTGTTTAGGACTATCCAACCAGTAAGTCATCATCTGATCTCTTACAGCATAACATAATGCCATGTAGAAATCATGTCTAGATGCACTGTCAGGTCTCTTACCTAGAGTATAGTAAAGACGTTCTCTAATGCCATTGTATAAATTATTTTTCATGTGTTGGTATTCCTCTAGGTGGTTCTTGTAAATAAACATTCCCTGCAATGGTTTCTCCTTCATTGCCACTCATTGCAAAGTGTTCTATCCATGAAGGGAAGATTAATATATGCCCATCAGGAACTTGTGGTATGAAATCCATAGGGATAGTATCAGCATACATGCCCCACTGATTCATTATCAATTTACGGGAAGGATTCATAAAGACTGTTCTTCCCACATTAACAGACACATATATTATGAAACTCCACTGAGCTCCTGAATGTATATGTGGATCTTGCCAATCAGACTTTGTATATTTGTTCCTCCATGCCTGTCCTATAACAAAAGGATCGTTAGAGAACTGTCCTATACACTCACCAATAACACCATGAAGATACTTGTAACTATCATCTGATAATGTATCTTGTCCAAGGGTGGTTGGTATGCCACTCATAAAGGATGGATTGTATTCAACATCATCAGACTTGAATGATATTTTATCCAGATCAATCGGTTCTATGAAGAAAGGTGCAGGGAATATGGCATTTGGATTTTTCATATTTTTATTCCACTGTACTAATTATAACATAAAAAAAGACCCCCTACAATGTAGGAGGTCTTGTGTGTTGAGTATCTAATTTAACTTAGAATGTGAACTTAGCACCAAGCTTAGCGCCCCAGTCAACGATGTTGTCTCCACTTGAATCTTCTCCGTTAGAAGCACCAGAGATCTCTCCATAAAGAGCTAGATCTTCGTTAACTCCGTAAGAAGCACCAACCTTACCAGAAAGTTCTGTTTCTGTATCGTCAGTTGACTCAGCGTGGTTCAATGAAGGGCCACCTTGTACGTAGTAAGCAATCTTTCCATCTGTTGTTGCGCCTTCGTATCCGATATGGATGTCTGTAGCTGCAGAGCTGTAGTCTCCATCAGGATATGAAAGGTTAGACTCGACATTCACATATGGGCCAGCAAAAGCAGCTCCTGCGAATACGAATGGACTTGCAGCGATTGCTGCGATTGTTGTTTTAATAGACATGTGTTTGTTAAGTATCTCGCAAGAAAAAATCCCTTGCGGATGATAGCACCCCCGACATGGGGTACTGTTTGCATCAACGCAGGGGTACGATTCTTTCGATTCCTTTGTATGAAGTTATTTATACAACTGTCACACTACTATGTGTGCCAGTTGAGGATACTAGTATACATCAAGTAATATACCTTGTCAAGCCCCCTGTTGTTGTCCCTGATTTCTTGGGTCGCCACCTGCGATCCGACCAAGATAAGGATCGAAGTCTGTAATCATGTCTAGGGTGATATCCGAACCTCTTGTTGTCCAGAGTTCCCTAAGACCATCATGACTTCCTCTGTGGAAGATCTCGATATGTTCCTCATGAATAGAAGAACCCAACTCAATTTTGTATAAGAATATAGGACAGGCATATGCAGCACCAGAATTATAGATCAAATCATCTGCTACTGGTCTTGGTTTCACACCGTTGTCTAACTTATACTTGTCCCCTCTTACATGTAACTTAAGAAGTTTCTCAGCATGATGTCTTGTAATAACATAACATGCAGTAGAGAAATCATTAATGAATCTTCTATGTACCTGTACATGTAATTCGCCAGGGCATATGATTGCAATCTGTAATGTGTCCCAATCATAAGGCACTCTAGAGATGAATTGTTTCCATGTAAATGTCCAGAACTTTGCAATACTAATGTCACAATCATCTTCCATGATGATTGCATAAGGTTCATCAGTCTCCTCAACAAAGTGTTTCAATGCCTTAAGGTGTGAAGTTACACAACCAATCTCACCTGCACTAACACCCTCTGGATACTTTCCTTTTATAATATCACTAAGATCATCACCTGTAGAAGGTCTGCCATCATAGGCAGAGATGCGAGTATAGTTTTCTATCTCCCATTCTTTAAGTTGATTTGACATCCATTCCATTCTCTCTGGTTGATCATCCAGATTAATGATATAAAGAGGGCCAAATCCCTTCAATTTGTATGCAGATTTATTTGACATCGAAAAAGAATACCTGTGTGAGTCTACTTGTCTCTATTGTGTTCCCAAAGCCAGGAACTATACTCCTATGATACAACACTTTGCCTCGATATGCAACCAATCTGTTGTAAACATTGCCAACGGCAATATTCATATCACTTTCTGGTGATTCATATATCCCAGTTCCAGCATCTAGTATAGGATCAGGAGTAAGATAAAGAACCGCAGCCCATTCACCTTCTCCTTCCTTATGACTATCTGTATGAACCCAAGTGTCTGTTCCTTCCATACATGCCTGAAAACAAAGAGTGTCTTGTTGCATGTCCCATATTATTTGATTACATCCAAAAGCAATCTTTAATTTTTGTTCTACTTCTGTCTGTAAATCTCCACCCAATCTCATTGACCTTAACCCAGGCACAGTAGGTTGCACTCTATCATATTCCAATTCAAGAGCACGTTTCCTTATGTAATCTGGATCATCAAGGAAATTATCAATAACAATTAAGTTACGATCCATCCGTCACAATATAAGTCTTTAAGATTTTTATCTTTATAGTCAGGGCCAAACCATTGCTTAGGTGCAACAACCTTACCCCTTCCGTTCTGTAACCATGCACCCCACCAAGACATTGATGAGTTAGCAATGATTGCACCAGAGCATAGACTCATAATGCAAAGGTCAACAAATGGTTCATAAGATCCATCACTATACTTATCTGTTGGTTCCGATACAAGGAACCTATCACCAGCAAAGAACTCTTGTTCCTGTACCCACTCAGGTGAGTCAGAACAAACAACCACTGGTTGATCTTCAGGGAACTCTTTTAATGCCCTCTCATAATACTCTACTGGTTGTGGAGGATGTTGACCAGAACATTCTGTGTATGACCATTTGAATCCTCTAGAGTCTACAAGATTTGGATCTCCTCTTCTTACATGTAAGAATAATGGTGCCTCATCTAATGAATCTATCATCTCTTTACATGGGCCTAAGATAGAATCATGGAAGGTATAGTCTCTCCTAATATCCATCTCTATATTCTTGAAGTACTTCTCTGTCTGGAAGAATCCAAAGAGACTTACATCATTAGGACACATCCTATGAAGTTCGTCATC